ATACAATTCAATCTACAATTCATTATATAAATTATTTTGAACATAATGAGCCAGAAATTGGAGTTGTAGCAAAGCCTTCTGAAATTTGTCGAATTAGAACGTTTGGTGCTTTGAATATGAACGATCTTGAAGAAAGATGGTTTTTTGACCTTGACATTGACCGAGAAGCATGCTATTATATGTGTATAAATAAAGAAAAACTAGAGACAGATGGAGGACTTCACAAGAAACTAGTTGATATGCTAAAACAGAAATCACACAACGCCTTTAGAAAGATTTCATATGCTATATATGAAACTGAAACTGGCAAAGACTTTGGCTTTTGCGTGGCCAGAACGAACGCAATACAAGAAAATAAAACTCTTGACATGGTAGAGCAAGAGTATTAAAGTAGATATCAAGGAACGCTTGGTATACTTTACCCATTAAAAAGGAGAAATTAAACATGGGAATCAACATGGAGCTTATGCGCCGCAAGCTCGCAAATCTGCGCGGTGAAAACGATGGTTCGAACTCAGTCTGGTTTAGGCCGGATGAAGGCGATACGGATATTCGTATTGTTCCATCTGCGGACGGAGATCCGCTGAAGGAAATGTTCTTCCATTATAACGTCGGTAATCACAAGGGCGGCGTTTTATGTCCAAAGCGTAACTTTGGCGAAGATTGTCCAATTTGTGAATTTGCCTCTAAGCTATGGCGAGAAGGTGTCGAGAACAATGACGAAGAAAGCAAGAAGCTTGCAAAGTCACTATTTGTTCGTACTCGTTACTTCTCTCCGGTAGTTGTTCGTGGCAACGAAGACGGAGGCATTAAGGTATATGGCTATGGCAAGCAGGCTTATGAACTGCTTCTCGGATACATTCTTGATCCGGAATATGGTGATGTCACCGACATTAATGAGGGGACAGATATTACCCTTACTTATACCAAGCCCACGAAGCCGGGTGCATATCCTCAGACAAACCTTAAGATGCGTCGTAACACGTCGCCCCTTCTGGAAGATCCCGAAGCGATTCCGCCCTTGCTAGATCGCATGCCTGACTTTGACTCTCTTTTCGAGCGTCTAAGTACAGCACAGGTAAATGCTATTCTTGATGAACAGCTAGCTGGCGATGGTACCGCAGAAGAACGTTCATCTGAGACCACCAAGTACGGCGCCGCCAACGGTAAGAGCGATGTTGACCGTGCATTTGATGAATTGCTAACTGGTAAGTAAGAGATTCGTCTGGGACCGATGGCAGAGCGGGCTAAAATACTCTGCCGCATTTTTAACATTAGGAAGTAAAATGGCGAGAAAAGCCAAAGTTAAAGCTGGTCGTGTATCTATGCAAGATCTAATGGGTCTTGTTAACAAAAAAGCCGGCCGCAATGTAGCACATGATTTAACAGGCGATAATCCGACAGAAGTTAAGGAATGGATCCCAACAGGATCACGCTGGCTAGACAGCATTATTTGCAAAGGCCGCAGGGCCGGCATTCCCGTTGGGAAGGTTACTGAGATCGCCGGCCTAGAGTCTACAGGCAAGTCATACATGGCTGCTCAAATCGCCGCAAACGCCCAGAAACAGGGCAAGATTGTGGTATATTTTGATTCCGAGTCTGCCATCGACCCAAACTTTTTGGAGCAGGCAGGGTGCGATTTAAGCTCTCTCATGTACATTCAAGCATCATCTGTTGAGTTTGTTTTAGAGACAATTGAAGAGCTAATTGGAGCAACTAGCGAAAAGATTTTATTCATTTGGGATTCTCTTGCATTTACGCCGGCAATCTCCGATGTTGAGGGTGATTTTAATCCGCAATCATCAATGGCGATGAAGGCTCGTATTCTCGCAAAGGGAATGTCAAAGCTTGTCATTCCAATTGCCGATCAACAGGCAACATTATTGGTTCTTAATCAACTTAAGACAAATATTCCTCAAGGTCCGAATGCAAGAATCGTGGCGATGACAACGCCCTATATTACCCCTGGCGGTAAGGCAATGCATTATTCATATTCTTTGCGAATTTGGCTTACAGGTAGGAAGGCAAAAAGTTCATTTGTTTTGGACGATAAGGGTTTCCGTATTGGGTCCGAAGTCAAGATTCGTTTAGAGAAATCTCGCTTTGGCACACAAGGTCGATCATGTGCTTTCCGTATTTTATGGGGCATTGACAAAATTGGCATTCGCGACGAAGAAAGCTGGTTTGACGCCATTAAGGGTTCTGATAGTCTCACTAGTGCGGGAGCATGGTATACCCTTGCAACCTCGGATGGATACACTAAAAAATTCCAACCTTCTAAGTGGACAGAGCTAGTTATTAATGATAGCGAATTTAGAGAACGTATCATCCATTTAATGGATGAAGAAATTGTACAAAAGTTTCATAAACGTGAAGGGGATGCTACAGCATTCTATTCAGAACCCGAAGATTTAACAGTACCACTAAAAGAATAGGAGAAAAACATCATGACAAAATTACTAATATTGCTTCTTTTGGGGACAATCAATACGGCCGACGCCCGGTCCTCACGCGCCAAGCATAAAAATAATCAAAATGTGCAGCGCCACCACAATAATGTACAGCCGCGCCATGTGCAGCCACGGCACAATAATGTGCAGCCGCGGCACAATAACTATCATGTACCCAAGAACGTAAGTGTTTATTGGTATGGCAGCTATATGCGCTATAGGCATGCAGGCTTAGTGTGGCAATGGGTTCCTGGTTACTGGATTCCAGGTTACTGGATTCCAGGTCATTGGGTTATTATTGCGAGATTCTAAAATAAGCACTTGACTTTAGCCTCTCAATTGGTTATAATTTAATCAGTTGAGGGGCTTTGTTGTCTGATAATAAAGAATATGGTTCGCGGCTATATCGCTATACTGGAAAAGTTTATCGTTATATGGAACTAGCAAAAAGAATTGCCTTTCAATCAGATTATCCAGACTATAGACACGGCGCCGTTTTGGTTAAAGGTGGTAGTATCAGGAATACTAGCCACAACAAGAATAACTTTTGTTCTTTCGGCAGTCGCTTCCGAAAGCGACAAACAGGAAAGGCAACAGTTCACGCAGAACTAGGTGTAATTTTGGGACTTGATCGCTCAATCACCGAAGGCTCTACTGTTTATGTTGCGAGAATAGGAAAAAGGGGAGATTTTAGAATGAGCAAGCCATGTGAAATGTGTCATGCGGCCATGAAACATGTTGGTGTTAAGCGAGTAATATACACTATTGACAACGAGATTACAGGAAGTTATAAACTATGAATATTTTTGTTCTACATGAAGATCCAAAAATTGCAGCTACAATGGCATGCGACAAGCATGTTGTTAAGATGATCTTAGAAACTGCTCAAATGTTGTGTACGGTTGCTCATGCACAAGGTTTATTCCAGGCGCCATATAGAGCAACCCACAAGAAGCATCCTTGTACTTTGTGGGCCGGCCAATCGCAGGGTAATTGGGATTGGCTGGTCAAGCATGGTATTGCTTTATGTGATGAATATACTTTACGCTATAACAAACGACATAAAAGCCGAAGTGTTATAGAGTACTGTGCAAATTTACAATTGGAATTTGATACAGCCACAAGAACACCATTTGCGCAAGCAATGCCACACCAATACAAGAATGAATGCGCCGTTACAGCATATCGTGCATATTATCACGGCGAAAAAGCCGGATTTGCTACGTGGAAAACAAAAGTACCTGACTGGTGGATGACTTCATGAAAGTGGGCGATCTTGTAAAAGTAGAATACCCAACTGATAAATTTTATAATGGTGAAAGTTATTTTGGCGTTGTCCTTGAGACGAAGGACAATGGTTCGTTTGATAAAATATGGTGCATGCAAACTAATTCGATCCACATATTAAACAGGTGGAGAGACATAATCGAGGTTATAAGTAAAAGCAAATGAAAAGAGTATTAGTTATTGATGCGTTAAACGCATATTTGAGGGCTTACATAGTCGATCCTTCGCTGTCCTCTAACGGACAACCAATTGGAGGAATCAAGGGGTTTCTAAAGATTCTCCAGAAGCTTGTACGCGAGATTAACCCTAGCGAGGTGCTTGTCATATGGGACGG